AATACTATCGAGACTAAAACCCAACATTAAAAGACGGTCAACCGACCGTCTTTTATTTTAAGCTTGTAATTTCATTTCAAGAGCTTCAGTAAGAACTTGTGAGAAGTTGACATTATTCTCTTCTGCGAGTTCGTTTAACCATTCTGGGATAGTTACATTTTTGCGAACTTTGTTTGCGTGATATTTTTTCATATACGCTAGCATATCAATTTGAATCAATGCAATATAACTATCAGGAAATTGCTCTTTCAAATCTGATGGCGAAGTTGGTTTTGGGTATTCTTTGTAATCTTCAAGCGCAAACCCTAGAACCTCTGTAGCCATTTCAAAAGCTTCTTGGATATCTTTTCCTTGAGTGATAGCCTCAGGGATGTCTGGAAAAGTTACAAGAATATAATCGCCGTCTTGAGTGAATAAAGCTGGATAAACTAACATACGATAATTCTCCTTTTAATTGTTTTAGTGAGATAAAATTGCTATTCAGCAAGCAGATTATTTTAAACCTGCTTGTTTTAAAATAGCATCTTCAAGACCTTTACCAAGGTCTTTATTGTGCAGTGGCACAATTGTTTGATGTCCTTTATCGTCTCGGAACTTCTTATGACTTCCACGTTGACCGACTTCGTAAAACCCGTTCTTTTTAAGCAACTTTATCATCTGCTTAGGGGTCATTGGCATATTGCTTACCTCACTTTCTATACTTATATTATACGCATAAAATACGTATTTGTCAATAACTTTCTTTAACTTTTTTGATATTTTTTAAAATTTTTTAGTCCGTTATAACGGAAATAATAAAAAAAGTCCGTTAAAACGGAAAATAAACAAACGTTGCTGTTATAGGCTTTCTGGGTGCTGCTGGGGTAATTTGGAAAATAAAAAAAGGACTAGCTCACGCTAGCCCAAAACGTACTTCTCTTTAACGTGCGCTCGTCAGCCCACTCTCTGCCAGATATTATAAGTAAGACCTCTCAACTACTTATGTACCTATTATACCAAAAAAAGCCTTAACCACAAAGGCTAAGGCGTTAAAGGTTAACTATTTAATTATACTATTTATGTTATAATATAACAAAAGCGAGCGAGGTAGTAAAATGAAAAATCCTTTCAAATACGGAAAATTTTGCGGAAAATGGTATCCAGTTGTTAAATTAGAATTTAGAATACACGGTTTAGCTGATATCAAACTAACAAAAATCATTAAAGTCGGCAAGAGATACGTTGGTTTGACGATTTTTAAAAATGACATTGTATCTAGTCGCTTATTTATTTTATAGATAAAAAAAGAAGCCCTAAGCAATCGCTTAGAGCTTTTCTTTTGGCTTAATTGTAATAATTTACCAAGTCGTCTTTATCACGACAAGAAAGCCAGACTGTACCGAATTGACCGAACTCAAATTTACGCCAGTAATATCCGCCATAATATCCGCCTTCGCCAGTATCTGCAATATGAGCCTCGTCAATCTCAAAACTAAAGTACATACCAGCTTTAAAGTCCTTGTCTTGACCGTCAGGCAAGTTGTTGCCGTTTTCATCTACCCAGTTTACCAGACCAACAGGAATACCGTTGTCAGTCCAATCAAACCCAACAGGCGCTAAATAGTCGCATTTGATTTGATAGATACCGTTAACGAAAGCTACCTGATTAGCTAGGTAGTAAGCCTTGCTGTCTGGTTTACGACCGCCAGAAACAACTGTGTTAGGTTGTGTAGCTGTTGACCCGCTAAAGCGCCAAGCTTCGATATAAGCTGGTCTAGAGTTGTTGTAATAACTATCCCAATTATGGCTTGATACCGCTGTACCTGCTTGTCCGCCAGTTGAATAGTCAACGCTGATAAATGTGTTAGCGTCCTCTAGCACTCCGACGTGCCCACCAGCACCACCAGATTGCGACATATCAGCACCCCATGACATCATGACAATGTCCCCACGCTGTCCGTTCCAATCTTCGTTTTTGCTTACACGATAAAAGCCATTTTTGGCTAGCTGTGAGCCTAATGTGACTGTTGACGGTAAACCAACAATATTCACCCCTGCCTCTTTAAGAGCTTGCGAGATTGACCCTGAACAGTCCGCTGTACCGTCTGAACCATTTCGACTTCCGTACATCGAATAAGTGAGTTTTCCTCGACGACTTTCAAACCAGTTGATTAAAACATCTGTATTCATTTATTTTCTCCTTTCCAGCTATCATTCATTTCTTTTACTGCTGCTTCAATAAACATTTCAAGCTGACTATCAGATAAATAGATATTGTATTGCTCTAACGCTTTCTTGACTTTCGTCTTAGCAGCAGTTAGCTTCTGCTCACTATCTGTGTACTCGTCTGTAATCTGTTCTACTGCATTAACAGCATTCTTTGCTACGATTTCAACGATACGTAAAGCTTTTTCTCCACCCTCTTTAAACAGATAGTCCTTTATCGTCTTAACGATAAAACCAACGAAACCAGTCAAAATAAGCATAATACCTTGTAAAATTACATCATTCATTTTCTTACTCCTTTAAAACATCTGTGTATTTCTAACAACATCTTCTAAATCGTCCACTTTCTCTTGCAAAACTGATATGTCTTTGCGAGTTTCTAGTGAGAGATTATTAACAGCTTCTGTCAATCTAGCCATTTGCTGTTGGTTTTCAGTAGCAATCCGATTATTGGAAGCTAACAGTTCCTTATTCGTCTCCTGAAAGCCAGTCACTAACTTCTTGATGACCCAAATCATACCGCTGATTAAAAGCAAGATGACTAAGATAATAGCTATAGCTAAAACTCCGCCAACTTTATCAATCGTCCAAGTTGCTCTCATGGCTTCATGAATAATATCTTGTCCCACCATAAGCCCCTCTACTTTCTAAGCTTATTCAGCAACATCTTCTTTCGTCAGCTCTTCTAACAGCTCATCATCTTCAACCATTAGCGCAATTTGCGCTTTAACTTTTGGTTTTAGTAATTTTGGAATTTTAGCATATTGGTAATTTCCTGAGATAACGTTAATTGCGTAAAGTTTAATCATCATATCTAGTCCTCTTTCTATTTTGTTTTTAATTTTTTTCAATAGTTTCATCACTTAGCACCCCTTTGTTAAAGAGCTGAGTGACAACATCTAACAAAGTAGCTTGCGCTATTTCAGAGCTTTCTTTCTGTTTCGCAAGGCCTGCTTGCATTTCAGCAAACTTCTCATTTTCGTACTTATCACGAAAATTCTTTTGATAGATCACATTAAGGGCCAATTGTTCTAGTTCAGTATTAGTCAAGTCGATCTTGTCAGCTTCTAACAAGACAGGGTAGATAGCACCCTCATCATTTGTCAAGACTACTTTCGTACCTTTAACTGAGCCGTCCAATTCAAACTCTTGTGATTTTGAGCTAAATGTTAAATCCATAATTTATCCTTTCTATTCAGCAGGGAATGGGTCAGTTGTGAGATAAGTGGTTGTACCAGTCCATACGTGGTTACCTTTGAAAGCATTTGTGAGTTTTATACTGCCATCGGTTTGCAAGTGTAAGACAGCCCAAGCATTAACACTGTTCGAAACATTACCATTTAGAGACATATGTACTTCAAAAGCAGGTCTATAACCAAGTGGAATATTTTCTGCCATCGCTGTGTATTCACATTCTCTATTAATGTTTGAGATTGCCCTGAGCCATGTGATTTGAACTTGGTTACCAATTCTAGTAAGTGTTGCCTTACTTGTGTATGGCATTGTTATTGTTTTACTATACACCTTAGTCTGGTTGACAGCAGTGAATTGAGCTACTTTATTTTGAACAGCGTAATATTGCCAATCTTTCCAAACACCTGCATCTTGAACACGGAACGCTGATATTACACCACCAAAGTCAATAGCTTCTTGTAAAACATATCCATTATTATGCGTATGTTTAGACACGCGAATATATTTCCAACCATTAGCCCAAGTACCAGTAGGTCCATGTAAAAGGCTGCTACCATTGTAGAACCCACATTGGGTAACTGTATTCAAATCAGTACCGTCAGACAGTTTAACAACCGTACCATCAATATTAGTCAACTGATGATGTTGAATGTCTTTGTTTTTGTATTTAAACACCCAATCGCTGTCAACAGCATTTGCATTTTCTGGTGTTTTGCCAAAACCTACCCTGTCTGGTCTAATTGCAACAGGAAACTTCTCTGTACCAACAGTTGCTAAGAACTCATAGCTTGTAAATGCATCTTCGATTTTACCGATAATGTCATAAGTCTTTAGTGTGCTAAAAGTAGCTGCTAAATTAGCCCTAGAGTTTGTTAAATTATCAATAGTCGTCCATGTTCCACCAGCGCTTCCTGTGTCAGTTGTGTAGTTAGCAGCCGAATGCTCCTTGTACTTAAAAGAAATAATCATTTTGTTCTTTTGCTTTCCACCGACTGTTAAAGGAGCTATTCTGGCATTTCTTGTGACGGTTAAGGTCGTGCTAGAAGAACCGCTACGCTGCAATGTAAACGAAATTTGTGGAGTAAAATAATTGATAACAGTAACTTTAACATCAACTGCGTTTGACGTTCGTCCTCGACTGTCTGTTACTGTCGCTCGAATAGTCACCGTGCCATTAAAGTTCATCATGCCAAGAAAGCCATTATTTGAATTCGTGCTTTGATTTTTGCCAACAATTTCAGCACGATAGCTTGAAATCGTTGAACCATAAGCGCCACTAGCGTTGTTGAAAGTTACTTGTATATTTGACATCACTTGGGCGAATGTATTAGCTGTATTTAACAAGTTCTTAACTGTTGCATTGCTATCCGTCAGCGTTATACTGCCGAGCGTTGGCTTAACGCTGTCTGGCACGTTCAAAGTAAGACGACACGTTGCTGAACCAATCTTACTAGAGCCACTATAAGTCTCTACGGTAATATTGCCCCAATCGCTTGTTTTGTTTGGCATAGCTGTAGCGAGATTAAGCGGCGGTGTCCAACTAACAGACGTATCAACATTCGTTGCGATTGTGCCAGAGAGTGAGCCAAAATTATATTTAACAGTATGTTTGAAAGCGCTGTTCTTGCGATTGATATTAATAGTCATTGCACTTCCAAGCGTACCAGTCACATCATTAACTGTACTAGCTCTAGCAATTGTTGGCAGGGGCAAATCGAAAGCAACCATCGAACTTCCGTATCCGCCTGCATTTAAACCTACAGAGATTTTAATGCCAACTGTTTTCGTCCCGTCGCCGTTGTGAGGTACAACGAAGTCTTTACCGTAAAAAAGCAAAGATGAGTTCGTACCAATATTGACAGTAGCATTCGATGACTCACTCTTACCATCTACTGTAACTGTTACAGGCGCTGTCACTCCCCACATGCTCGCATAGCCATTGGTTCGAAGTCGTGCTTGGACGTTAACTATAGACCTATTATTAGCTGTATCCGGCCTATTCCAACCAGACCACACTTCAAGCGTCATATTATGACCATATTGACCACTAAATGTAGCTGTTGCCATTTATCAACCCCCTAAATAACGTAATACCAGCATATCCTTGTCTGCTGGGTGTGTTTCAAAGCGGAAACGACCGATTTGAATTGTTTTCGTGAAAATACCATTAGCAATATTTAACGTACCTTGAGAAATGTACATCACTTCGCTGCTTCCAGAAAATAAGCTAATCCTGTCATCACTAAATTTAGCGTAAGCTGAACCATCTTTTCTACCGATAATCAAGCCTTCATTTTGAAAGCTCATGAATCTATCGATTGCATCCCAAACGAGCTTTAAGTCGTTAACCTCGTATTTCATTTGAACGATTCGCTCTGACGCTTCTTTTAAAGCTTGCTCTGATTTAGCTTTATCCGCATCATTAGCTTTGACATAGTTCTCGTAGGCTGTTATCCATTTATCAACAGTATCGATACTAGCTTTCGCTTCCATTTCGGCTTTGATAAGATTATCCTGCTCCGCCAACGCATTCAACTGTTCTTGCGTGAGCGTTTGGTCTGCTTTGCTGTCAATTTGTTCTTGTGTATCTTCGATAGCTTGAATATAATCTGGATAGTAAGAACCGATTGACAACATCATATTTTCAAGAATGATTTTAAAGCCGCTAGGAAAGCCATAATTCGTTCCAAAACGTATAAACACATTATCTGTGTGGTAATCCTCGCTCGCACTTGATAAATCAATTCCAAATTCAAAATGCTGTCTGCTTGTCGTACCCGCTTTGAATGTAACTCTATTTGAGTACCACGGAGTTGCCGAGAAATGAATATTAGCTGTGTAGTCGTTTTCCAGCGCAACAGGAAAAGTAATATCGAATGATATTTTTACAAAATTCTTTTTAAGCCTGTCTTTGTTTTTCCAAAAGGCATCAACTATGTATGTTCTCCAGTCAAACGTCTGCGCATCTGTTGTATAGAAAGTTTTAGTTAAAGAGTTTTTAAAATAGTTACGAGAACCCCCTTTAACATTCGCCAGCCTATCAACCCAAGTGTATTTAGTTGGGTCTGTACTGTTTGCTTGTACGAAGTCGGTGTAATACCCTTGATATTGTTGACCAGACTCTTTAAAACTAAAACCAGTTCTGCCGTCTGCAGAGTCAGCGTAAGCCATGTGAAAATAGGACGTTTTCCCATCGGCCCCTGGTTTTCCTGGCAAGCCTTGGTCGCCTTTCCATTTAGACCAGCGGTATTTCGTCGGGTCTGTACTTGCCGCCTCGTTAAAATCAGCGTACCAACCCATGTATGCTTTTGGTGTAGTTAAGCTAAATCCGCCACCAGTCGCATTATCAGCAAATGCAAAGTGTACGTGCGAGGTTTGACCGTTAACGCCTGCTATGCTGATGTTTGTTGGCTGTGTAACTTCGACTGAACCATCTGAATAATAAATATACTCGAACTTCCAAAGATAACGTTGAGTTGGGGTTGGAACTAGAGGGTCGATTGACCAGCCTAGATCTTCTGGTGCTTGGATAGGTGTAGTTGCATTTGGTCCGCATTCAAGCTGCACATCTCGAATATAAATGACATCACCGACTTCCCAATTCGAACCATAGAAAATCCACGCTTTATTTTTAGACGAAGTTGCGACCTCGAACGTTTTAGAAAAACGTTGCCAGTTTTCTGTGGTATTGATTTCGCTGACTGCATTCCCCCACTCGCATCCGATTGCAAGTTTGGTATTCTTAGACGTTTTAACATCCATAGACCACGTCATAGTTTGCTTAAAAAATTCGCTGTGTTTTGCAATATCAATAAAATATTTATAAAAGCCATATTTACCAGCTCTCGTACATGTCGCTTTAAGATGTCGTCCGAACTTTGCTGTGCTATCTTCAACTGTTTCAAAATTCCAACCCGAATTATTCCAACCCCAATTTGTATTTGATGTTGCATAATTCGTGATGTAATTCCGATGTCCTTCTGGACGTTCAGGCACATCACGACTATTCGTTAGTTTGTAGAATGTCTCCTTGCGGATCTCCGCTCGTTCCGTCAGATTCATCAGAGTCAGTTGACTTGTTGCTATCAGTTTGCTCATCTTTTACCTCTTCCTGATCATCTTCGACCCAGCGTTTGATATCAATACCTGGACCGTATGTATTCCAAAGCACTCGAATTGCATCAGATTTATTGTCAACAGGAACTTCAATGATTTGTCGCTGTTCTGCAATTTTTACATCCGCTTTAATCATATTTCATATCTCCTTATTCCCAAACTTCACATTTAAACATAGCTTTGGCTGCAATCTCACTAGCATTGACTGTAATAGATTTACCAGTTTTGTATGCATTACCGGTTGTACCAAAGTTTGCATCCATGACACCATTCTTGTCGTATTTTGACCACTTGTATGTTTTACCTGTACTGTTCACATCAAGCTCTTCTCCATTACGATATAGACGCGCTTTTATTGTAGTTACACCTTGACGATTCTTAAAGATATTTCCAGCACTAGAGTCTATCACCAAACTGTATGGATCTGACATATCAACCAAAGTGCATAACCCTTTAGATTTACTACCATTAAATGTGCCACCTATATTAGTACATACAACCTTAAAACATTGAGAGTTAACAACAGCTGCTGGAGTCACAGTAAGTAGTCCCTGTGACGCTGTAGTTACACCTGGCTCAACGTTTGGTGTTTGTCCAGTTGTAGTTCTACTGCATAAGTGCCAGCCAATTCCACCGTCAGCATCATAGCCGGTTGCTTTATCACTAGTAACACTAGTATCTTGATAAAAGAATTTGAATTGCTTATTATCATTTGTTAACACATTTCCTCGATACAAATCTGCATTGACTGTAAGACTTGCTGGTGTGTTATTTCGGAAAGTATTACCATTACCAGCATAAACATTTAGAACTTGAGCTTCTTTACCGATTTGTACCAAGAACAAATCAATATCAGCACTAAAGTTCACATCCAAACCCGTTAGAGAGTCACGCCATGTACCAGACACCTCAAAACGTGCTCCACCTTTAGAAACATTAATATTTGTTTTTGAAGTCAAAACTTCGTTGTTAGCACCTGAAACATATTGAGGGTCACCATTGTTTTTTGAAGTAATTTCAAGTTTAGTCCCGCCATCAATGTAAAACCAGCGAACATTGCTAGTCCCACCAACGATACTTGCAGTTGAACCAGCTTTTGTTAAGTTAAGTGTCAATACCTGAGGAGTTGACGCATATGAAGGATTGTAGTTACCTGACGTTTGACTATATAATTGTGTTGTGGGTCTGCTAGCAGTGATGAACGCATTTAAGACGGGGGCATCCGATACGTCTACAACTGTAATTTGACCCGCTGCAATAATTCCCATTTTGATTTTCTCCTTTTAAACTCGTTTGCCGACATATTGGACTTCGCACGAGAATGTGGCTCGTCTAAATACGTCAGCTTCTGTGATTCTTATTGATTTCTGTGAGTACGAATGGTCAGCGTTCCAATGTTCGTCCGGCGTCTCATCGCTATTGACTTTCTTCCAAACGTAGCTGAACTCAGTGCCATCTTTGTCGATTTCCTTATTCCCACGCCATAGAGTGGCTGTCAGTGTGCTCGCTATGTTGTTGTTTTTGAACGTATAGCCGTTTGACGTCAGGATGACTAAATCAATCTGCTCGACCATATTAGCTAGCGTGATTTCAGTAGTGGCCACTTCGAGATTCCCAACATAAGCCGCCACTGTCAGCACGGCTGTGTCAGTAATGTCTTTTGCTTGAATACGGTACTGCATACCGACTGTGACCACGCCGTCCAAAGCCCATCGCCAAGAGACGTCAGTAGCTAACAACTTCTCGCCCTTGTACAAATCGGCTTTAAATAACGTTTCACCCTCGTTATTTTTAAAGCTTGTACCGTTATCACTTGATAATCGGATTGTATAAGGTGCTTTAGCGTCTGCTAGCTCTTCCATACGAGATAACAAGTCGCTAGGAAGCTGATTTTCAAGGACTTTAAAGTTCGTAAAGACCGAGTGGCCTTGGTCTGGGTCTGAGAAACTTCGGTGAACCTCTGAAGCCCTCATTTCCAATAAAAGAACCGGGTAGAATTGGTCATCATGTACTTTGACCGTGTCTCCCGGTTCTAAATCGGCGTCTCCTTTGACGTCATATGTAATCGTTGGATAACACCCAGCGCGTAGCATTTTCAAAGCATTGGCTTCTAGAACGTTCTCGTCAGTCGTTTCGATTGACGCGTCTTTCCTAATCCAGTTATCGCCGATTTCTTTACCTGACAAAACTGACGGATAAAGCTTGGCGGAAATAGGAGCATAAATGCTACCATCTTTGACGTAAAACTCGACCTCTCCAGTGTCGTTCTTATATTCCTTATACTTGTTTGATGGAATGACTGTTTTAACCGTCTCTTTGACGTTCTCTGTGTACGTTTCCTGTACAGGCACTTGCTTAGTCACTGCTTGACCGCCTACAACCTTGCCTGCTGCAAGTTCTGGCGGATAACACAATGTTTGAACACCAGCCATATAAGCGCCTAGATTGTAGCTGTTTTCGACAATGTACATTCGCCCAGCGTAGTTCTGTTCTAGAACGGTAATCGTAGACCCGCTGACCGATTTAATAATCGCTGTATGTCCGTATGGTCCAGTCCAGAAAGGCGAACCATAGTTAGCCCTAATATTGACGATAGCGCCGGCTTTTGCGTTAGAAACCTCGTTCCCAACTACAGCCCAACCAAAGGCACCCCAGCGGTAATCTGTACCAATATTTGATGCAGCTATCCCTGCACCGATTCGCCCGCTGATTCCAGTGACGCCAGCTCCAAGACCGGGACCGCCTAGCAAGGCGGAATACAAGGCGGATAGTGAATAACATTGACCAGTTCCGACTCGTTGACCTTTACGACTTTCGATATTTCGTAGAGCGTTCTCTGTATTCCCTGCGCCACCACCAGAGACCGTAACAGTCTTGTAAACCGTCCTAGTTTTAGTGACTTGACGCGTGATAGTCTTGTCGCTTCCGGTTGGGTGAATCATGTTAAAGATTGGCGTTTTATCGACCGTACGAGTGATTTTTTCGATATTTTGGTCATAATTCAAAATAATGTCGTCACGTCTTACGCCGACACCTTGGTGCTTGTCATCGTGCTCTTTAAAGACATTCAGACGAAACACTTTCAGAGAGCTATCGTCGTTCAAGTAGGTTTCAAATGCGATTTCAGCGTCAAAGTTATTCGCTAACGAAATCAAACGCTTTAATTTAGTGTCTTGGCCGGTCCATTCGATGGTTCTTTTTTGGTCAGAGACTTCATTGATTCCGAGTTTCAAAGCTGCAAAATCAAGCAAATCAAGCTTCTTACAATACTCTTCAAAGCTGTATGCTTTATCTGCTTTAAATGGGTTGGCGTACTCATTTAAAAGCTCAAGATTCAGATTCTCACAATAGCAAGTGATTGCGTCTTCATCTTCGACTGTTTTCATGATGTTAAACAGATAGGCGCGACCATTGTCATGGAATGACACAAAAGAACGCTCATTAAGTGTTTGATAGACGCGTCTGTTATGCGTATTTAGTTCTAAATTCTTTTTATCAACCGTAAAATCAAAGGTCGCGGAACCTGTTTCAAGGTAGCGCGACCACATATCGTTATAAAAAACAAGACCTTTAGCGTTATCTTCGTTGTCTAAGAATCCGACACGCTCAAGGTTATGGTCTAAAATGCTTAATAGCATTAGCTCCACCTCTCCTCAAATTCGATTGTTGCCGTCGGTGTCTTTTGACACCAACTAGACGTTGAAATGCTAATTTTGCTGCGTCCTCTCGGTATTTTCAGGAAGTATCCGCCGTCAATCATTTCTTTTGCGCTTTGAATCCCGCTAACTAAAATAGTCCGGTTCTCGCTATTGATTTCAACAGTGCTTCCCATCGTGTACCGATTCGGGATATCTTCCCACGTCGGCACTTTGTTAGCTTGAAAAAGAAAGTCACTGACATACATACGAGTTACCAGCGTCCTTCCTGAAAAACCGCCCATAATGATATGGACGTTCGCTGTTTTCTTGCCTTTAATCGCTGGTATCGTGAACGGATTACGCCCACCCCACCAGTAGAAGTCAACGACGTCATCTTTCCTCAAAATGTCCGAGAAACCTCGCGGCTCATTGAACGGATTCTCTTTGTCATACTGCGTATCCCAAAACTTAATACTTTTCAAAGTCTTGAAACCGCCGTGACCATCAGCGCCAAGGAAGTTGTATTCACAATCAAGGCCACGAGCTCGCTTAAATGTCTCAACGCCATATAAGAACGTGCCTTCTTCATCAGTGGCAATAATTTTAATAAAGCCGTATTGATTATCTAGCTGGTCCGGACCACTCCAAAATAGCTGACGCCACCAAATATAGTCGTAGGTTGTGCTATTCGTAATAGGAAACGTAAGGCTTCCTGAACTATTGACGCCTTGCTGCGAATAATTCTGCAAATAAACAAAATTACGCCCATTAAAACGCAACGTGCCAAGCGTCCCTGTTAGGTTCTCGGCTACGTTTGATATAGCCTGATTCTTAGCCCCTTTTTCAAAACCGGTTAAAATCTTATCGTCTCGATAATCGAATTCGATAACAGACTTCTCAACGGTTTTCCCGTCCATTTCTTCCTTGTTTCCGACGGCCATGACGCCTGAATCGCTAACAAGACCGTAATAGCCGTTATCACTATTGGATTTGAGTCGGATAATCGGTAGTGCGGTCTCATTCCCTTTGTTTTCGACCTCAAAAACAAGCCTGTCGCCCTCGACTTTAGGATTATCAAAACGTTTATAAGCAACACTGTGAGCCACCCCATCGAATGACTCGAACTCCAGTGTTAACTCCGCTTCTCTGACCGAACTTGACGGTTCAGGAAATTTACTAAGTGTCGCTAAATAGTAGCGGTCTGGTTGGTCGCTAAAGACCAATTTAGCCGGATAATCAGCAAAGATATCGTTCAAAATATCAATCGTTTCCAAGACATTTCCAGCGATAAAAATATCGACTTTGATTGTCTTTCCACCTCTTCGCTGACGTTTAAAAGACAGGCCACGAGTTGCGACCTGCCTTGTATCGTTAGTAATGTCAGCCGTTCCCGGACGATAGACCTTTAAAACCGTGAGATAAGGCTCAAGGTCTACGCCGTTATAGGACATAGTTTTTAAAATTTTCTCCAAGCATTATCCCCCTCTCAATCTTAAATTACGAGCGTCAGACGCTGCGATTTTAGCTTGGTATTTGCGATAAGTCTTGCTAACCAGCGTGTCACTATCAAGATAGACGTCTAGGTCTTTATTAAGGATTTCTTCAAGCACTCCAAGAATTAGACGAAGCACTTCGACGCTTTCAGATTCTCCGCCGGTTGCGTCAACAATTCCTTTACCAATTCCAGCCAAGGTCTTATCGTTAAGCGGAAGGACAGCTTCGTCTCCTGCCTCACCGCCAACCATAGCATTGTTGCCGTTCATTCCAAAAAGGGTAGGGCTAGTCATAATCCCACCTTTTTTATAAAACTGAACGCCTAAATGTGGAATCTTACCTTTTAAAAGGTCTCCAACACTCCAACCAGCTGGCGAAATACTAAAGTGTGGCATTGGAATATGCGGCCATGAAATACTGAAGTTAAAGAATCCTTTAATAGCTTCGATTGCGTTTCTGACAGCGTCTCTAGCTCCGTTGATTGCATTTGAAATAGTGCTCTTGACACCATTCCAAACAGACGAAGCTACGCCCCTAATACTATTGAACGCGTTTGATACTGTGTTCTTGATACCATTGAACACGCTTGAAGCTGTTGATGAAATTCCATTCCAAACTCCAGATAAGAATGAAGAAATAGAACTCCAAACGCTTGAAGCTGTTGAACTGATTCCGCTCCAAAGACTACTAAAGAAAGCGCTTAAAGCTGTCCAGGCTGTTGTCGCTACTGTTACGGCGCTATTCCACATATTTGTTAAACCGGTTACGAGGATACTCCAGATAGTCATCGCAACAGTTACGATACCATTCCACAAAGTGCTAAAGAATGTACTCAAAGCATTGAAAATTGGCGTAGCTACTGCTAAAATACCGTTCCAAATCGTGGTTAAAGTCAGAACGAAACCTTGCCAAACGCTCATAGCAAAAGCGACAATAGTATTCCATACCGCTGTTAACGCTGAACTGATAGCGTCCCAAACGCTTATCGCTACTGATTTAATTCCTTCCCAAAGGTCAGAGAAGAAATCAGCTAGACCTTGCCAGAATCCTTGTGTAAACGCCCAGAACACTTCCCAAGCCGTTCGCAAAGGTGTATAGATTGCCAGCCATGCAACTTGGAAGATAATCGCAATACTTCCCCAAAGAACGTTGAAGAACGCTACTAATCCATTCCAAACTGCTTGTGCCGCGCTAACAATTGAACTCCAAGCGCTTGTTAAAGCACTTTTAACGCCTTCCCACGCACTTGAAGCAGTGTCTTTGATAGACGTCCATAGATTGCTAAAGAAGTCCACTAAGCCTTGCCAAATTTGACCTGCGCCGTTTACGAGTGACTGCCAAGTCTCGCCGAGCCACTTCGTAAAGTCAGACCACATTTTTTTGCCGGTTTCAGTTTGACTAAAGAACCAAATAAGTCCTGCTACTGCTGCGGCAATTGCTGCAATTAAGATTCCCCAAGGATTAATAGCCATAGCTGCATTGAATGCTTTAACTGCTCCAGTACCTGCAACGGTAGCGGCTGCGTGAGCTCCTTCTGCCGCTGTCAACGCTTTAGTTCTTACCATGTGAGCTAACATCAAACCATTTGAAACACCTAAAATAACATTTCTAGCTGTTTCGATACCTTTGATAACACCGGTAACAACCTTGTAAGCCGTCCAAGCGCCTGTAGCGCCAACAATAGCAGATTTAAACACGTCTACAGACGTACCGCCTTGCTTAAACCATGTCACAAAGTCCTTGACTCCGCCTGTTGCGTCTGCCAAGAAGTCAGAAACGCCTTTCAAGGCGTCTTTTAGACCGTTGACTTTATTCGTGCTACCGTCAGCACCAGAGAAACCGTTAAAGAAGTTTCCAACCATGCTAGCAACTTCTGAAATAGTCGTCTTGATATTCTCATAAGCCTTTTGAAGGCCTGAGAATTCAGGCGGAACTTGCGAGAAGACTTGGTCAAGGAACTTGATAAAAGCGTCTGATACTTGCGGAAGAACTGTATTAAACAAGGTATTGAAAATCGCCGGTAAAGCATTGAATAATGCTCCTAGCAATTCTGTAGCGCCTGAAATTAGAGGCGGTAACAGTGTTTGTAAAATCTCTGGTAAGTAACCAGCGACTAATTGAAACAGTTGTGACAATCCTTCGATAATACGAGGCAATGCTTGTAAAATACGAGGAATGACATTATCAAATACAGTTTTGAGCGAATCTGCGACGTTCTTAACCAATTGCCCAATGTCTTGGTCAGAGTCGGCCATACCAGTTAAGAAATCGGTCCAAGAAGCTTTCAACATGCTGATTGAACCTTCGATGGTTGTCGCAGCTTCCTTCGCTGTGGTTCCGGCTATCCCCATTGATTCTTGCATGACGTGAATTGCTTCAACGACATCAGCGAACGAATCAATGTTGTAATGAATCCCGCTGATTTTTTCGGCTTCCGTCAACAAGCGCTGCATTTCTTCTTTAGTACCGCCAAAACCGAGCTTCAAGTTATCCAACATCGTGTAGTTTTGTTTTGCAAAACCTTGGTAAGCGTTCTGAATATCCTGAATATTAGTACCCATTTTATTGGCGTTATCAGACATGTCAACTACCGCTTTATGTCCGACTTCGGCCGCTTTTTGAGTATCTCCACCAAGCGACTGAATCAATGACGCACTAAAGCTGGTAATGGTTTCCATGTACGCATTAGCTGATAGACCTGTTTCTCTAAAAGAGTTTTTAGAATGATTCATAACAGCGTCTTGCGCCGATTGCAACTTGTTAAATTGTTCTGCTGCGTCATCAACACTTTTTCCGACGCTTTGAGCGTATTCTTCAAGACTTTTACCACCGGTCCCAAAAAGTGTTTCAACACCACCGGTTAACTGTTCGTACTCAGCGTAGTTCTTTGTTGCTGCAACTCCTAAAGTCCCTAACGCTGCTACACCAGCAGCAAGGCCGACACCGATAGCTTTACCAGCCACACCAGCGGCTTTCCCGATACCGCCGAATACTTTTCCTAGTTTTCCATGAGCTCCTTCAGCTTTTCCGGTCGTTTCATCAATAGCCTTGTTGGCTTCTTGGTTTTTGATACCAATTTTCCCGAATAAGCTAAATAGTTCCATCTACATCTCCTTTCTTGTCGTTATTTAAGATAAATTCAGCCATTGCGATGGCTTGCTTATCTTTCTCTACAGATTGTTTCTTGTCTGTACGCCCTTTAGAATGAAGATTCTTGTTGATGAACTCGCCTAAACTCAATTCGGTATCTTTGGCCAACCAGATATCTCTCAACTCTTCTTTTTGAGTTTCATTGGCCAAATACACTAAAAAATCCAACGTCTGCCCTAAGGTCATAGTCCCTAGGACAAGCATTGGATTAGCGTATCGTTTGAAAAGTAAATCTTTTAATCTAAATTCTGTTAGCTCAACACTGACGCAATAGATTTGAAAAAATCTTTAAGTTCCTCTTTCTTAAAGAAAGCAGTTAACAATTTAGTGTAATCAATCATGCTAAGCGAATTAATTTCAGGAACTTTCTTACCAGTCAAATCAGCAAGAAAACTGTTTATGTCATCTTTTGCTTTGCTGATGTTTTTCATAACAGCAAAGACTAAGCCGGCAACGACTTTTGTTCCTCGTTTCTCAAGGTCTTTTTCAGCGCTGTTAAAAGCTCCATCAACTAAAGCCATAATCTCATCTTGACAGTCAAGTTTGCCAAGAATTCCAAGCATAGTAAAGATGTCATCACCTTTTAGCTCACGCATTTTTGTTTCTTTTGGTAGTTCAGTTACTTTTTTGGTCATCAATCAAAATCCTCTCTAAATAGTATTAAACTTCAAGACTAACTTGTGGATAGTAAATACGAGCTGGGAGCGTCAAGTCTTCTACTTGGTCTTCATCAGCATGTGCTTCGAAGGTCATCGCTACTACCGCTTCTTCGTTGTCTTTAAGTTCCATTTCAAGACCAGACGTGCATAGTGCATTATCCAAAACAATGATAATTGGTTCGTTAGTCCCTGAAATAGTTCCGACAAGGGCGATATTTTTAAGATAATCGTCATTTTCGACTTTCCCTTTACTTGTAATAACCTTGTAGTTTACTGGCGCTGATTCACCGTCACCGCTCGTTACTTTGGCGCCTAAAGCCAAAGCGATGTTTTCGGCCGTAAGCTCTTTGACGTTAGCTTCAAGCGTTGCGTTTTGAGATTCCAAAATCTTCAAACCAACAGCTTTAGTTTTAACTCCGTCAATTTCGACCTCGCGATAGTTTTTCTCGATAGTAACTTTGTTACCGTCTGACGTAGCTCCCAAGAGCTCACCTTCCCATTTACTCGTTGTTTTATTCCATTCAAGGTTTTTAAAAACAGCGCCGGCGTCAACAATATAAGACTTTGGTGTGTTCTTTGTGTACCCAGTTTTACGTACAGCTTGTTTTGCCATTAATTTCTCCAATCTATAATCAAATAAAAACGCACGTCTCGACGCTGTATCATGTCCGAACCAGTATCAGTCATGTTTCCACCCTCAAAACGCGCTCTAATGTAACAACTATCAAGCATTTCAGAGTAATTTCTTAGTGCTCGTTTTAATTCTGCTGTCTTAGTCTCTATACGTTCGTCATTGCTGCCTTGATTATCAAAGATAGTTACGTCCAGATAAGCTCCGTCAGCGTATTTGTCACGATTATCACTATCATAGCTAAAAACTAAATAAGGATAAGTGACTTGTTGACTTGTGTTCTTTCTAAAGTAACTTTCAGCGATGATGTTTTGACATTGACCCAAAACAGCGGCAATAACTTCGTTCATTGTGACCTCTTTAAGTTAAATTTCTAAGACAATCTTCCAAAATTTCTTGGATTTGTGACTTATTCTGACGAAAAGCCTTACGCAAGAACTTAGTGGGTCTTTGTCCGTAAGTGAAATATGTCTTACCGTCTGCGGCTGTATACACCCAGCCACCTTTTCGACCGTTGCCTTTCTCAGCAAATTCACCAGTACCGAATTCAATCCAGACTGCATACTCGCAATTAGTGCCGACGTAGCCGACCAACTCGTCACGGTCAACACGATAGTCAATGCTATCACGCAAGGCTCCAGTATCTACCGGCGCCAAGCCAACAGCTACACCCTCAACAAGCATACAAGCTTGAATCAGGCCACGAATAGCCTGTAACTCGATTTCATGCTTGACTGCCGCTGAATTATCTTTAAACTCACTTGACATCAACCCACCGCCTTCAAGAAAATTTCCAAGTGGTCGTCTAACTCCATTGGATTATCGACGTATGTCACTTCGTAATCTCTATCTTTAAAGCGAACACGGTCCGAAATGCTGATTTCTAAGCGTGTTTCGAACGTGATTATAATGTGAGTACTGTCTACTGTGATTGCGTTCTGACTATTGCTTTCTTCGCCACCTAAAAAGTCAATCCAGCCGTCAAAAGTGCTAGATTCCTGAAAGTCGTGAATGATTTGGCCTAAACTGTTTCTTCTACCTGTCTTATCATATTTTAAAATCGTAAAAGTAGACATCAAGACCACCTCAATTTCTTATATTTCTTCAGGAAACCTAAAAGAGTGGCCGGATAGCCTTCTTGACTCTCTGCTGCGGTCACATCGTAATAAGTCACCGAATGACGACTAATCGATTCCGATTTGACCCCAATTTTTCCAGACATTTTAGAATCGTACTTAATTAATTTCTTAACTCCAGCTAAGACGTCCGCTGGGTAGCTTATTTTAGTCAGTATAGCCCGCGTTGATACTTCCGTGATAAATTGTCCATTAATCTTTAAAACGTCGTCAGCGACCTCTGAGATGGTATATAGGCCATCGTTGTAATTTGAGTCATTAATTTCGATGGTGTCACCGACTTTAAAAATGTCTAGACGACCTTTAGAGACGCGAATTTCATTATCCGAAAGCACCAAACCAGAGCACCTAAAGCGAATATTTTGGAAATTGTTGTTAGTAGACACCCTGACCATCGCTTCAAGGCCATCACAATACTCTTGTGTAGCATTCTTATCGATTTTAAGAGCGTCTTCAAGCGAAATAATCATACATTCCCCCAAAATTAAAAGAGAGTAGCTGACTACTCCCCTTCTTGTTCAGCTAGCAAGTCAGCTAGCACTTCAGTACGTGCATTTTTCTTGTAATCTACGCCCAATTCATCAAGTTTTGCCTTGATTTCATCACGATTAAGCTTTTTTTCAGGCTCTTCAACTACTTCTTGCAGTGTTTCAACCACATCTTTAGCCGGAAGCTGAATAAGTTCCTTGATAAGCACTGAGCCTTTGGCGTTTTCGCCCTTCAAGAAAGATTTGACACGTTTTTCGTCTGGTTCATATCCCTCCCGGGGATAGATAGCCCCGATAGGATAAAAAACACCTTCATCTTGCGAATCGATGAACGAATCAACGACAAGATAAAGTTTTTTCATTCGAATCACCTCCTTAAACTGCTTCAGTAGCAAGTTTGTGGCGAATTGCTACGATACCGATATTTTTATTTTCGTAGACTTTAGACCAGTTGTTAGCTGTTGCAAGCTCTGTATTAGATGGTGTCAATCCAGCTACAGTAGTGTCTGTGAATTTAACTCCGTACGGGTGGAATACGAAAGCGCGACGTGTGAATACTTCATCAACGCCAGCGGCTGCTTTACGATTAGTTTCGAAAGTTGTAAGGTCTGCTGGTGTTCCGTTATTACGACCGAAAGCACCTTCTGCAAGCAAGTATGTAGTATATACATCATCGGCTGGTGCGTTGCTATCGTCAACGATGACACGGTATCCAAGATAGGTTGGAATATTGATTGTTGCGTCTGTTGGTTGAATATAAACAATCAAGTTATCTTGTTGCAATTTAGTATATACAGCTGAGTGCATAACCATGACTTTAAGTTTATCGGCAGAATCACCAAGTAGTTGTTTGGCGTTAAGCACTTCTTTGGCTGTAATTGGTTTTGTCGCAATGTTTAGCAAGTGTGTAGAAGCAAGCGCTCCACTTTCAGCGAACAAACCTTTAAGCACTGAAAGCAACACTTTTTGTTCTTGACGAACCCAATAATCGCCGATTCGAGCAAGGATAGCTCGTGATGGGTCATCACCAGAAACGACAGCCGCCAACTCGTTGACAGCCCAACCGCGACCACGATACATAACCGCAGCAACGTCTTTACCTGCTGTGATTTTACCAGTTGAAAGTTCCTTATCTTCTGCAAGAACTTCGTCATCTCCGTTAAGGTCATTCCAAAACGGCATGTTAACGATTGTATTCCCTGCTGTAATCATTTTAGAAACACGTTCGTCAGCGACTGCTATACCTGAGTTAACGATTAGTGATTTTTGAGCAGTATACTGCTGAATATAAGCATTGTAAATCTCTGGCGTAATAGTATCCAGAACTTTTGTAATTTCGTTTGACATTTAAATTCTCCTTTTATTTGCTCTGTTGTTGCAAGAACTGAGTCAAATTCATTTCAGGATTTGCAAGGACTGACTCAAGACTTGTTTCTTTGGGTGGTTGTCCACCGCCTAATTTGGCGCCGCCTAACTTAGTGAACCCTTCTGGTTCTTTAGGTGGCTCTGGTGCTTCCTCAAAGAAAGTTGGAAGACTTGCTTTCAGGTCCTTGATTTTATTCTCAAGGTCTTTCACATTGCCTTCGTCATCGACTTCAAGGTCACCAAATTTAAACATGAGATAATCAACGTCAGTCCCTTTAGCAGCCGTCAAAGCGTCTTTGATTGTCTGTTTACGAGCGTTGTCTTTTGCTTCCTGTTCAAGCGTTTCAACTCGCTCTTTATAAGACTTCAATTCGCTTTGCAGCTCTTCGTTGTCCTTGTTGTTCTTCTTCAAAGTGGCAAGTGTTGCATTGGCTTCGTTAAGCTGTGCTTCTGCCGCGGACAGTTTTTCTTGCGTAGCTTGTATGGTTTTGCCATGCTCTGCCATGATTTGATTGATAACTTCTTCAGACAGTTCTAGAGACTGTAGGAATTCACGTTTCATTTGTTCTCCTTCTACGTCTGTTTAACGTGAGACGACCACGAGAATTTGAATAATGTTGACAATTTAACGCCTTGCCTCGGCGAAAGTCCTAGGTTGGATTTGAACCAACGGTCAAGCTTTTGCAGAGCTCTGCCTTTCCTCTTGGCTACTAGGACAAAACAAAAAAAGCCGTATTTCTACGACTTTTTGGGTATAAAAAAGCACCATCGTTTAGATAGTGCTAGTTAATAAAGCCTGTCATCATAATCATCTGGCTTTGGATAAGGTTTATCGTTGCTAATGCAATCAGCGACGCTTTTCTCAAGTTTTTCGACTTCGTCAGCTGTTGGCATTTCCGAAAGTACTTCAAAAATCGGAAAATCTTCTTGAAAATGTTCAGAATACTTCTCTTCAGCGTCTAATACTCTTGTTTTTAACTTGTCATCTTCAAAATAAAACATATTACAACTCCTTTAAAATATCTTCTACAATTCGATGATAAACTTCTACGGCGTTCGGCAACATTCGTTTGATTTCGTTGTATGCTTCGGGACTTGTCGCTAAAAGTTCGCTGATTTCTGCGAAGAACTCCGTTTCTGCCGACCCCGGACGTTTCCAGTACTTCTTCCCATGTCCCCAGCCAAAAGGATAATCATAATGATAACCTGTAGCTTCAAACATATCTGATAGTGGCGGGATTACATCAGGGACTTTCTTTCCAAGTTTTTCTACTTCCTTCACGAATTCTTTTATGTTTTCTTGGTTTTTTCTTCTGATTTCGGCTCTTTCTGCTGCCGGAACCCGCTCGCCTTTTTTGATAATTCGCAAATCACCGTTAATATATCTCCAAAAATCATTTTGGAGCGTCTCTTTCAAGTTATATTGTGGTAAAGAAGAAGCGTGTGTGCCGTATATGTCAACTGTGTAAGTTTTTCCAGATAAACGTGATTTCTGTTGACCGATAACCACTCGCTCGCCTTTAGTTAGCTTGTCAAACCCTAAATAATCAAAGGCATGACCATTTTCATGAAAAACGGTAGAAAGCGGATTTTTTATGTAAGCTTGACCATCTTTGGTCTTGATACCATCGAAACAATCTTGATTCAATTGAACGCTGCTTCTTCTTGCGAAAGCTCTTTTTCTTTTGAGAGATTGGAATTCCAATTTATTGCCAAGTTGCGAATACATCTTTAGCATATTCTCATCTTTAATTGTATCAAATTTATCAAGAAATTGGTTGTAATTTGCTAAACCAACAGCAGAGGACATATTGGTTTTTTCGATTGCCCGAATCGCTCCTTTTCGATAATTATCAATTTGCATTTTAGGAAGTCGCTTAGGTACTTCAAAACCTTTGCTTGACGCCCAATCATGATAGTTTTTCCATCGACCGACCTTACCCGTCTCGTTGTCACGTCTCAAAAGTGCTGATTTATCATTCTTCAAGCGTGAAACGGTGCGGCAACGACAATTACAATCTTCAGCAGCAACCCCAAACATGTGGGGTTGTTTGGCTTTAAGCCCGCTGACTTCAAAGTCTTCATCAGGTTTGACACGTTGACCATCAAGCTTAGCGTGGTCGCTACGAGTGCGATTGTCAAGTGTTGAAATCCACTCTTTTTCAAACTCGACACCCAATTTCATTGCTTCCATTTGCGACTTTTGTCTTGCGATTGCCTGAACTCGACCGGCTTCGGTGCGAGTTATGTTCAAGGCTCGACGATAAGAACTATAGCCAAGCTCTGCCAACCTAGCAGCAGTCTGCTTGTAGCTGTAGCCTAATAGGAATACTCGTGTAAGCTCTGATTTGATATTTGATTTCAATCGTTCAGCTACACCGTCATTTAAACGCTCGGACAGCTTGTAATTTGCTACAGGCGTCTCGATAATTGTCTTCAATTCTTCGCTTTTTAGCATTGTGAAATTGATAGCTGTGTTTTTAGACTCGTATTCATAAAAGAGCTCGTTATAAGCTATTTTCCCCGTATCCTCTAAATGGCCGTTAATTTCCGTTTTAAGCCCTTGTTTTAATTCCTTGGTTGATTTATCAAGTTGTTCTAAAAGATTCGTCATACGACTTAATTTTAGCTTTTCCGTGGACGATAGCTGTTCATAGCGTTGATAATCGACCAGCAAAGCCTGCTTCAGGTCCTTAATCGTGTCTATATACAAACCATATAACTGTTTATCAGTCTTCTTGTCCGCCTTCGCCAGCAGATTCTCGATTTCCTGTTGAAATTGGTTCAGTTCCGTCATCATCTACCTCTGTCATTTGGTTAAAATCAGACTTGTAAGCCTGTTCGCCCAAAGCTTTCTCGACTTCGTCCGGGTCAACTTCCAAGATCTCAGCCAATAGTTCCAAAACTGTACGGTCATCTAAGCGAGGAGCTGCCGTCATGACGTTGTTAATCAATACTTGCTTAGTATCCGCTTCAGTTTTAGCAACTGTGGCGTTATCGGTCTCGTTAGCCATAACTGAGCGTGTGATAGTCACCTCAATAACAGACGAATCGAATGCTTTGCCGTTCAATTCATTGATATTTTGGACAATCAGGTCAAGCATTTGCTTGATAACCGCTCTCAATCGAACCTCAGTCTTATTACATTTCAGGTCAAGCAAGCTGTAACGTGATTTAATTACGATATTTGTGATATTGCCGTCGCCAGTTTGAGAACTATCAAAGCCCATACCGAATTTGTAGATACCTTCTTTATCGATTGCTAGCTTAGTCTTACGAGCTTCGACCGGAATATCAACAGTCTGAACGTCTACGCCGCCATCTTCACCAACGCCAACAGTCTTCTTGGTTTTTAGGTTAGTGACCAATGAATCTAAGTTGTCACCTTCAAAACCGCGAACGATGTAAATCGGGTGGTCAAAGTCAATTAAGTTATTAGACAACGAGCAAGCCATCAAGTCATAGTCATCAATCAAGTCTTTAATAGGCTCTAAATCAGTCTTCTCACGCTTGTTATTGGCCAACTTGATAAACGGCACTTGGCCATAGCCTTTACCGTAGTAAGTCCCTTCCTCATCTTTAGCAAGCTGATGGAAAGCCGGATTCACCTTGATAGATTCGTCTAGCTCCATTTCACCTTCATCGACACAAACAAAGTAAAATACTTGTTCCTTCGTCCAGAACTGAGCGCGAACCACGTTCTTGACCTCGTTCTTGATTGTGATTTGGTCATCGTAGTAGTAAATCATCTGGTCAATTGCTAGATTCTCGTCGTAAATCGGAATCGTTTTGAGTGCGTCAGCGGCTCTAAATTTGACCTTGCCGGTCTCATCAACGTTCCAGAACGCATACTCATAAGACTTTTGACTAGCACCTTCAACGAGCTCTTGCAGCATAAGCTGAAAGTCATCGTCAATATATTGCTCCAGATAGTCCTGTAGTTCTAGGTTCTCTGTCGTAAATTCAACAGGATTAGAAAGCAAGTATTGAACCTTTTGGTCAACAAGCTCGGTAAAGAATCCGTGCGAAATCTTCGTATTGGCTCGATACTCTTCTTCCCTTAGTTGTCCGTTGCTGTCAAAAAAGAACATGCGAGTCTTTAAAATGTCGTGCTGTGAATCATAATATCTGACTCCATCAAACATTTTCCGCTTCAAAGCGCTAGCCCGGTCGTTGTTGATTAAGCTCTTAATCTCAGCACCAAGCGTTGAAATATCGTTAGTTTGTAGCATTGTATACTCCTTAATATAGCCAGCTCTTGCTTTCGACACATTGCAAAGCGTAGCGTAATGCGTCCATCAAGTGGTTGTTTTTATCTTCAGGTTTGTTTAGCCAGTTACCTTCCTTGTCTTGTTGGTAACAATAGCTGTAAAACTCGTCCATGATGTGAGTACATGACGGGTGGACGATGATTTGGTAGCCTTGCAACTTCGAAATACCGGCCATGATTGAATCTTTGCCTTTTCGACTAGGCTTCACACGTCTCAAACCGTGCTCTTGTTTAAGTTCCTCAATCAAGCGAGGCTCTGCTGAATCGGCTATAATCGTTGTCTTTTGATAACCTTTTGATGTAATCAAGTTAGCCACATCACGAGTGATTAGGCCGACTTGATAAGCTTCATCAAAAATATGTATTTGCTTCGTCTCGTCATTAATCAGACAAGCTACAAGAGCGGTCGGGTCGTGAGTGAAACCAAAGTCAAGGCCAAGGGCAAGTTTATTATTCTTATCTTTAAGCAGCTCGTCTTTGTCAAAGTCTTCAACCTTAACGTTCTCAAATACAAGGCCTTCAGCTACGCCCCACTCACCGTCGCAAACAATACGAGCACGCCTTGGATTAGTAATATACAAATCTTCATAGCGCTGTTTATCGACTTCGTCAAGCCATTCGTTGCATTTATAAGTCGTGGTTAAAGCGAGCGTGTCGGCCCGTCGTGTATCTTTATCAAAGAACACACGTTTCAGCCAGTGCCTTTCGTTCCACGGGTTAAACGTCACCGTTATTTGTTTAAAAAATCCGGGAACGTCCAAGCTACCACGAATAGATTCGACGACCGTGCTAAATTTGTCTTCTGTTTCGACTTGATAAGCCTCCTCAAACCAAGCCCAGCAAAGAATACCAACGTCAACGGTGATAGACGTGATTTTTAACTCATCGTCAAGACCACGGAACAGAATCTTTTGACCTGTCTTTTTCAACGTGATTTCAGGCAATGACTCGTTGAATTTAAAAAGGTGTGTAACCTTTAATTGATTACACGCCCATTTAAAATCTGTATAAGTTGACTGTTTGTTAGTATTCGAATACCTGCGGACCACCAAAAGATTGGCCCACGGGTATTTCAAAAGCCTTGTGATAAAGTTCAAAGCCGTCGTTTTCGACTTCTTCGAACCACGAGAGCCTTTGACGACTCTGTAGAAGTTCTTAGAACGCCAGAACTTGCCATAGCCACCGCCGACCATTTTAGGAAGGTTAACGATAACGTCGTTAGTCTGCGATGTCGTCTTCATTCGCAAACACCACCGTTCCTTGTACCTCAGCCTCTACTTTGTCGGTCCACATTCGATAACGTTTCCCAATTAGTTCAGCGGCTTTGATACGGTCTTTAGCGCTGACCTCGATATCGGTCAATTCTTGGCCTAAATCAGCGACTCCAATGATAGTCTGCTCGGTTTCTTGACCTCTCATGACCGACGTCAAATACTCCATCACTTCCTGCTGACTAGCAACCTTTTTAGACTGCAAATCTTCCAGCCGCTCATCTATATAGGATTTGATTGTAGTATTTTGTAGTAGCTTACTTGCGTTCGTATTCGCGTATTTTTTGCTGTAACCCGCTTTAATAGCTGCTTGCGTTGCATTTGCCGAAATGATGTACTCGTCGGCAAAACGTTGCTGTTTTATGGTCAATTTAGCGATTTTCCATCACCTCTCAATCAAATAAAATAAAAAAGCCACACAAATGTGTGACTGAAACAGGGAAAGTAGGATTCGAACCTACGCCTACAGATTAAAAGTCTGTCGCATTCACCCCTTTGCTATGTTCCCTACCAACTTACAGTGCTGCTAGCTTTCGCATTACGGCAAGCTCCTGCAAGTTGCGGCGCGACCGTTTTAACACAGGTGACAATGTCGCGCTCTATGCTATTTTTTCTATAATATGATTTTAACACTCACAGACGTCACTATCCCAGCTATTTTCTCGCTTTTCTCTCCCAATTCGAAAGACCAACAACTCGCCACCACGGTAGCTTTCAGCGAACTCAATCGCCCCTCGCTCTAACATACGATAAAACTCACTTTCCGAGTAGCCCAATTCCATGTAAATGGCGCAATCAGACTTCATCTGCCACTTACAATACTTCTCGATTAAAATTTGTCTGACAAACGGGTCAATAATACGATTGATAGCTTTCGTAATTGCTTGCATTTCGTCCCAAGCTGCCACTCGTCTAGTTACTTGTATCTCTGTTTGCTTGCTATTGCTGAATCCTGCCGCTTTGGGTTCTAGTGAATACGTAGCTGTAATTTTGGGTGTGTATTCTTCCCCAGCCATACGAGAATAGCGACGATAAAGAGATAAAACCTCGTAAGCATTCTGTTTAGTTAAAGCCTTGTCAATTTCCTGAAAAAGTCGCATTTTCTCAATCTCCTTATGATATAATATTGATATTGGAAACGATTGCTAAGGAGCTGATTGCGACTTGGCTTTTTTTGTTGTTTTTCTTTAAATTCGATGTACTTAACTTTTTAAATCATAGCTCAATTCCCTCGATTTCAGCACGTCGTTCTAAAACAACAAGGTAAACACACATTGCGCCAAACTGTTGTTCAAGCAGTGTTACTGGACAATTCAATTCAAAATCTAATTTCCCTTGACGATAATTATCTAGCAGTTCACCTAACTTGACAGTGCGTCTTTGCAATTCTTTATGCTCGTTTACCATTCGTTCTTTATAAGCTTCCATTTTAATCCTCCAATAATTTATATGTTTCCTCAAAAATTTCTTTCTTGCATACATAGCATTCACCAGTCTGGTTCTTAATGAGATAGTCGCCATCTGAGAAACGCATTTTCCCCTCAAGCGTATCAATCGAATGTCTTATAGGTCCATAGCAAAAAACGATTCTTTGCAAAAAAGCAAACTCTTTAGTCTCTTCGTGATTGTCCTCAGTAACTTGAATAGCCTCAACAGGCGTTGTTTTAATATACTTTTTAATCATTCTTCTACCTCTTTCGCAAATTGCCATGCCCATTCGAAATCTTGCTTGATTTCTGCTTCGGTTAGTTGACAGTCTCCAAATTTTTCCCATTGTTCTATACAATACCTGTTGACAATAATTTTCCCATTTTTAAGTCTAGAAAGTATATAATGGTCGTCTGTTGGGCAGTTAGGACTCGGTAGCTCAACCGTATACAACTTCTCTTTCTCAACCTCGTAGCCGAAAAGCTTCATCTTTACAAGCGTTTCAATTGGTTTGTTAACATCGAGTTTAAACCACCAATACAATTCAGTGTTTAGTTCGCTTCCGTCTTCATAAAATTCTACAAAAAGGTCATACACTCCATCTTCAAAATCATCTTTGATTAACTCATAAAAATCCGCTACAAATTGCGGAACCACAGGTTTTTCTGGTTCATCTAGTTTAGTAATCAATGCAAGGTCGCACTTCGTGGCCCATTCAAATCCTTTGTCAAACTGGCTTCCATCGATTTCCGATGGCATTCCCAATCGTCTTTTCAACTTGTCAATCAATTCTTGCTTATTCATATTCCACTCCCGATTCTTTAAGTTCTTTTCTAATTTCAACCATATAGTCTAAAATGGCTCTGGTAATTTTTTGTCCTAACCTTTCGCTTCTAGGTAGCTCATATTCATGTACTTGCATAAATGATACACATTTGATTGATTTAATTTTATGTGAAGAAACTATGTCAGCTAATAAGTTATATTCTGATTTTAGTTTGTTAACTCTTTTTAAATCAGTTATCTTCATACTCAACCCCCAAATCTTTCAATTCTGCTTTTAATTCATCAGCGTAATCTTCAAACACCTTCTGAATTTTTTCTTTGATTTCGTCTTCCATAAATAAACAGTCATCTCTTCCGTCAGGATATTTTACAGCAATGTGATAAATTTCACTTTTAGACAATGTTTCTAAAATTTTGACGTTTTGGACAAGTGTATTCGCTCGCTCTAACTCTTCCAGATTCATCTTAGTTTCATCAGGCTCTTTGAGTTGCTCGACAAGCTCGATTGCTTTATCGCAAGCTTCATACCATTTTTCTTCATCAACACTTTGTGGTGGCGCCCATTTAGTATGTCTCAAAGCTTTAATCATCGTCTGTTTAATGTTCATTTCTACTCCTTCACAATTGTAATATTGTACCCTTCAATGGTTCGTCCGTCTGTTGTTTCGATTTCAATTCTTTTCTGGCCGAAATAATAATTTTTTATTTTCACACGCTCCCAACCACAATTCTGCTTATCGGTTGGTATGTAAGCGTACGTGCCATGACTTGCCGCGTTTCCGCTTTCTGAACACCCAACAAGCCCAATTACGGTCAACACTAGACCGACTAGCATTATTAGCGCTTTATTCTTCATTTGTCAGCACCTCACTCGTTATCTGTAATCGTTACAGGAAGAATGCTTTCAGGCATGTACTCAACTTCGTACTTGTATTTATTGACTTTCGTTCCGTCTGTTAAATCTTCGACGACGTACATGTTATTTTTAGTCATGTTGATTAAGTGCTTTCTGTATTTTCCTTTTGATACTTCAGCAATAACGACTAACTTCTTGCTGTTTGACGTATCAACTGAGATAAGACCTTCCACTTTGAATTCAATCTTGTCTGTACGTGTGTTGATAACTGCTACACGTCTGCGAACGTTGAAATTATCAGCTTCTTTGCTAATGTTATAAGAGACTTTATCTGATTCTGTAGAGCAACCTGACAACGTAGCTAAACCAATTGTCATGAGCGCTGCACCTGCCAAAGCTGCGATTTTTTTATTCTTCATTCTCTAATACCTCGATTTCCTCAATTTCACTGTTTGTTAGTGTGAACCGTACCTTCATAATCGTACTCTCCCCCGTAATTGTCAGCGTGATAGATAATCGTTTGGTTGTCCTTTAATCGCTTGATTTCATATTTTTGTTTAGTGTTTTCAAGCTTCATCTCAGTAATTTTGTTGTTATAAACAGTCTTTTGCATTCCTAGCTCAATCGTAAAGAAGACGACTGTGACGACGATTGTAAACGATAACAACATACTTAAAAACATGTATCTTTCAGCTTTCAACTTACCACCTCATAGTATTCTGTCTGTCCGGGCTCTTTACGAGCTTTTTCTAGGTATTTTAGAGCTTGTTTTCTTGTTTTAAACTCTGTTTCTTTAAAATCTTTGGCCGTAGCGAACCAAGTCGCTGTTCTAAGCTTTGGGCTGTATTCTCTAACAATAAATTTTCTTGTCATAATTCCTTTATTTCCAATCTAACCCTATATTTTCCGGGTATTTCGCTTGGTCCACCTCGTTTAAAAGTCATAAACTTAATGACTTCCGAGTTATCGTCCGTCCAGATTCCGGCGTCTGTCAATCCATCAACAAGCGCTTTTACTGTCGGATAAAAGTTGGGTGGGTCAAGTCGTCTTTTTGTAGGGGCGTAAATCGTCACTACGAGCCCACAAGGGCGCTTTTTTGAGTAGGGGGTACAATTACATTGTCGACCTGCTCTAACAGCTGTAGCACGTAAAAATGCGGTGATTTTGGCCTTTTGCGTCCAATGTGGGCGGTCATTGGCGTTTAACATCTGTTTTTGCTTCTTGGTATTCGATAAAATAAACTCAAATTTCATCAGTAAGCCCCGGAATCTCAAAAGCGACGTGAGTGACTTCTTGTCGCTCTTTCGTGTACCAATCGAAATAAAACTCGTGCGTTTTGCTGTTATAAGTTACTTCCACATAATCTGGAAGTTTTGAGTTTGGATTGCTCATCGGATAAGCTTTCTTACTGTCAAAGCTAAACAACCCTTTCATATTACTAAGCGTGTAATTAAACCAAACCATATAAACTTCATACGATTTAATTTCAAGGTGCTCTGAGATTTTATGTTTAGCGTATCCCTCAAAAT